CTGTGGTGACCTTAACGAACTGCATTTCTTGATCGTCTAAGATCGAAGCAGCGCCATCTAAGTCATCGGTAGCGCCAACCGTGTCAGCCAGCGTTTTACCTATAGCGAAATTGTAATCTGTATCCGAAAAAGTTGCTGTATTTACAGTAAATTTTCCGAATGCCAGTGTGTCGTCGTCCGACATCGATGCCGCATTAGAAAGCGGCTTGCCGTAATCATAATAGTGAGTTTCTGCGACTGTCGGCGTTTCTGCAACATTTTTTCCAAACGCCAGCGTATCGTCATCTGTCATCGAGAATGCGTTAGAAAGTGGCTTCGAAACATTCTTCTCATGTGAATCTGTAGCAGCTGCTGAATCGACCAGCGTCTTATGGAAATCCATAAAGTGTGCTTCAGAGAATGTCGGTGTCTCATTGAGGACCTTCTGGAACTCAATAACCGCTTTCTCAGCAAAGCTGGCACTGTCTGTCAGGAACTTAAAGAACGCTAACGAGAAGGTATCTATTGCGCCTGTACCATCATCAACCTTGAAGTTATCTAGGTACCTAGCTTCGATCAGGAATCTACCCAGCTCTTGAGCTACATCGAGCTTTGCTATCTGCGCGGCAGAAGTGTCTAACGCATTAACGCGCTCAACAGTCGCCTGGAGCGCTGCAATTAGCTCAGGCGGACTTAATATCACCCGTATTGCTCCAAGATCTTGAACTTCATCTTGTCAGTGATTGTCTCGATCTGACCTGAAGCACGAGTTACCTCGATCTGCCCTAAATACTCACCAGGCTCGACATTTAACTGACCAGTCTGCCAGTTAATGATCGCAACACCTGTGGTTGCCGTAGCTGGATTGATGTAGCAGCTATGCTCAAATGTATTAGTGTCCGCACCTACTGCACGAAAGAACAACTTTACCGTGCCACCAGTTAGATTTAACGGATTGCCAGTATCTTGCTCTGTAAAAGTTAGGCGGACCTGCGGAGCAGTATCGCCCTGAGTCATTGTGATCTTGTCAAAAGCCATCAGATCCTCCGCAGCTTAACGCTAATATCAGAACGCATATGACCTCGAACAGCGCGAGATCTAGCATCATTGATTCCCTGCTTGAATAGCGACATTTCAGCAGCCGCAAGGTTTGCCTCAGACCAAGGCTTACCAGGAGACATCATCAGACGCGCTTTAGCGCCACTTCCAATGACTTCTGCGTAGTCCTCGAAGATCAGGCTATCGACTGTGGTTGAAGCGCGAGAAGGCTTTAGAGCAACCCGTAGCGTTAAACCGTTAGCAGACTTACTTTGTGGGATAGGGAAAACAGAAACGCGGCGCTCATCTTTTTGCAGGATATAACGTGGATCGTTACGCCCAGTATCGGCGCCGGTAAACAGACGGTTATAGACTTCCGCCTTATTGATGTCATCAGGTGCAGCCATAGTCAGCTCTTGCGAGTTGTACCAAGCCTTCATCACCTTAGTCACCAGAGTGTTCTTTGGAGGATCAAGATCGTAATCAACGATGCCAGCCACAATTGTGATTGGGTCGTGATCGACTTGCAGAATCAGAGTCTTTTCACAGAACTCGATGCAAGCATTACGAATCTCATGCTCCGCCAGCTGCGTGGTGCAACCTGGAACATCGGGCATGACGTAATCGAGGAAATCGCTATATGTACTCATGCCGACTGTAACCCGCCTTTAAATCGATTAAAGAAAGCCACAGATCGTTGCGCTGAATTCTCTTCGTCATCACGCAAGCCAGCGCGGAAAGTGACGTAATCCTTCAGAAACGCAACATACAAATCATCAAATGGAACATTATCGGTGCTTACATAAGTCGATAATGCAGAAGAATAGGAACCAAAAAACAAGTCTGGACGCGCTTTTTTGATCTCTCTTACGCCATCGTTGGCATAACCAATCAATTGTGCGTCAGTGTAACGGGTAGAACCAGTGTCGTTAAGATCAACCCTGGAGTCACTTATCACCTTGCTGAACAGTGTTGCCATTTTTAGTAGCCCTTTTCTTGCGAACAACGCGCTTCTTCGGCGGACTTTCGACAGGCTCCTCTTTTGCCTCTTCTTCGGTCCAGATCTCATACTCAGAATCTGTTGCTAGCGCCTTGGTGTAGGCATACACAAATCCAGTACGTTTATTCCTCAAAAGCATTCCCCACCTCCCAATGAAGAAGGGGGAGGATTACCCTCCCCCAAACTCGCTTACTTACTGAAGAAACCTTCAACAAGAGCTTCTGGCTTCAATACCTTGTAGCCGTAAACATTCAGACCACGAACGATGTTACCGAAAGTGGTTTGAGCGCGTAGCGACTCCATTTTGGTGATCTGTGAAGCAAAGGTTACAGCGTCACGAGTACCCGCGAATACTGAGAAACCTTTCAGACCAGTTGAAGTACCGTCAGTTGCACCAGTAGTGGTAGGCAACAAGTTAGATACATACAAGGTGAAGCGATCGATCATACCGAGGCGACCGTTACGCAATGGAGTAACTGAATCACCAGTTATAGACGCATCTTTCAAATCCGAAGTTTTGATCAATGCAGCCATCCACGCTGGGATAACCAACCAACGACCATCTTCAGGAGCGTTCTGCTCGTCCAAACACTGACCCATGTCAATGATCTTGTCGATCACGTTGGTCTTAGTGATGTTTACAGAAGCTGGAGTTGAAGCAGCCTGATCACCAAGATCGATGTCGCCAGAGATAGCACCAGCGGTATCACCCTTGTTGGCAGAAGCTGCACCAGCAACCATGCCCGCCAATACGTCAGTATCGATATTGATCTTCATTTGCTGTGAAGCATCGTTAGTGAAGATGTCCATCAATTTAAGATCTGACTGAACGTCATCCACGTCATCAACAACAGTTGAGAAGTACTTACCTTTATCGATGTTCAATTCGATTACTTCGTTGGTAGGAACTTCATTCGCAAGAGTTGCACCCTTGGTGTAGTTGTTAATGGTGATAGTAGGAACAGTACGGATCTCTACTTTATCGCCTTGGTCCTTAATCTCACCTTCCCAATCGTTGTTGGTGATTTCAGACAAAACGGTGGTTTGATAGAACTTAACCTGGAGCTTGCCAGACCAAATTTCTGGAATGAACTTACCTGAGTAAGCGTCTGCGGTACTACCCGAAGTGTAATAACCTGAAGTTACTGAAACTGACATTGTGTTTACCTCTTAAACGTAAAGTGTCAGCTGCTTACCGAAATCTGCCTTCGGCTTGTGCAGCGAATATATCTTGCTCAATCCTCGCCGCCTCATCCGATGAATATTTACCGCGTCGCATGTCGTCGTAAAAACGAGCGACCTCTGCTGTGCTGTAAACCTTCTTGCCTTTTTGTGGAGCTGATTTGCCGGTTACTTTCGGCGTTACCTGTGGCTCCAGGCTCGGTTTTGGCTCTTGAGGCTGTTGCTCTTGCTGCCCATGGTAATCATTAAAGAAGTGTGCAATCCGATAAGCATCACGCTCGTCATAAGCACGATCGAACAATGTTTGTCGCGGCTGTCCGCTGTAAGGGTCGAATCCTTGTAAAAAGTCCAAAAACCCTTCGTCTTCGTTCAAATCGCGCCATTGTGGAGCGAGACCATTCAGTTCATCAATGAAACGACGTAGAGCAATCTGATCTTGCTCTTTTCGCATCTGTTCTACGGATTCTTTCAGCTCGTTAACATTATCACTGCTCTGCGGTACACCATCTCTGGCTGCGCGCTTCACAAAATCAACAAACTTCTCACCATATTCCTCGATCTCTTCTGGGCTTAGCGAGCTAAACGCTTCAGGGGTCGGGGCTGGTTTAACACTTTCCTCTTTAAGACTCTTGATCTCAGCTTTGAGTTCTCGAATCTCAGCTGCATAACGCGGCACTTCTGCCGAGTATTTGTTCTGCAACACTTTGTACTTATGCTCCCAGTCATCTTTTCTGGGTTCCGGTGCTTTCTCTTCCGCCTTTACTTCCTCGACGTTTTCCGCAGCTTCAGCTTGCGCCTCTTCTACTGGAGCGTCTTCGGTTGCTGGTGCTTCCGATTCTG